TAGATAAGTTTTAGATAACAAAAAACCCATTTATGTAAACGGGTTAATGAAAACAATAAGTTAGAGTAAAAACAATAAGTTGGGTTGGTGGTCAGTGGTGGTTATTACGGGGTAATGCCAACCGCTGCCGCCACTTTGTCGCCACTTGGCAGCGTTGCCAGAGGATTGAAACGGAGCGCCGTTTCCAGATGATCTGGTGCCAGATGTGCGTAACGCATAGTCATTTTTATATCGTGGTGTCCGAGAATTTTTTGTAAGGCGAGAATGTTTCCACCCGACATCATGAAGTGCGCCGCAAACGTATGGCGCAGAACGTGTGTGAGTTGACCGCGAGGGAGCACGATAGACGTTTTTTCCATCACGGATAAAAATTGAAAATAGCAGTCTGTAAAGAAATTGAACCCATCAAGCGCCATGATCTCTTCGTAAAGCTCTTTACTGATAGGGATGCTTCTGTTTTTCTTCCCCTTCGTTCTGACAAAGGTAATTCGGTATTTGGTCACCTGTGAGCGGGTAAGATTTACGGCTTCACGCCAGCGTGCACCTGTGCTTAAGCATATCTTAACTACCAGTGCCAGAATTGGGTCCTGACGTTTGCAATCAGCCAGCAATTCAACAATCTGCTCATGGGTAAGCCATGCCATCTCTTTTTCTGCGATGGTGAATTTTCGCATGTTCTCCAGTGGGTTCGGATACGACCATTCGCCCAGACGGGATAGTTCGCTAAAAACACTACTTAGATAGCTTTGCTCCAGGTTAATGGTGACCGGGCTTGCTCCTTTCTTCCATTTCTCGCTGAAGTAGATCTCGCCTGTCAGGCGTTTATCTCGATAGTGGGCAAACATTTTAGAGGTGAGATCGGTTGCAAGAGGATTGCCCAGAGCGTCAACCATCAACAGCAATTTGTCATAGACATGCTGCCCAGCTGTCAGAGATTTACCATGTAGTTTGAACCATAGCTCAACCACGTCTTTCAGTGTTCGACGATCCACTGATTCACCCAGCCAGGGCTTTGCTTCGGTTTCTTCCATCGTGTGGCGCTCAAAAGCCAGAGCTTCGCCTTTGGTGGCGAATTGTTTACGCACCCGACGCCCACTACGTCCGGCGGGGTAACATTCGCAAAGCCATTTTCCTGTGGTGAGTTTTCGTACTGCCATAAAAAAGCCCTCATGTCAGAGGGCTAAATTTAACTGTATGTTTGACCAGTGGTCAATGTATGTAAATATTAAATCATACGTCAGGGGTAATCCAGTCGACTAAAGCCTCAATACTTTCGAAATCTGCACAGATATCTGAAAGAGGTTGTGTATCTGCTTTTGTTTTGAAATCAGCCCATACTGATTCATTTTTTTCTGTAAGACCCAAATGGTTTTCTATCGAACCATTTAGCCAAATCCAAATATTTGCATTTCTCAGTTTTGCGGCTAATGATGACAAAAATTCTCTGGCGCCGGGCTTTTGAGACATAATAGCAAATGCTTCAGCTGCGGTAGTGTTACTACCCTTTGTAGGCAAACCGGATCCATCGAGAGTGCATTCTCCATTAGCATGCATACTTCTCAAGATTTCTTTTAGTCGTAAAATATCCTCGTCATTATGTTCTAAGAAGTTGTTCCTTATTGCACCGCGGAACGCAAAATCTAAATCAACAATTGCTTTTGTAGGTATATCCATTGAATTTAGAATTTGCATCGTTTTAGATATACTTTCAACGGACCCTGTTTCAATTAGTGCTATTTGCATCTGACCTAATGTTTTATTTTTAACTTTGTTAAAAATAAATGGGAGCAGAGTAGTCTCTGTTTTACCTTCTGTTAGTATTACATTGTTAGCAAACAAAACTTTTGAAGACTGTGTTAATGAAAATAAATGGGTTGCTTGTGCTGGTCGTTGTTCGATTACTTTATTGACTGCTTCTTTTAATGTTAATCTGCAATGAGTGCCACGCTGACTGTTTTTTCTGATTAACACAGTGTCTTTTGCTAAGTCAGAGGTAATCATTTGAGATGAATGGGTAGAGAAAATTATTTGATATCCATGATGAGATAGTGTTTTTAGAGATTCTCTAATTTGTTCGATAGCAAATGGGTGAAGATATAACTCAGGTTCATCTATTAACAGTAGAGTAGTTGTTTTAATATCATCACCGTTGGTTATATCAGCTAAATGTCTTATTAGAGCCATCTGAATCGAACGCTGTGTGCCATGACCATAAGAAGAACAGTCACGAGCAATGCCGGGAAATGAATCTTCATATACTTTTACAGTCCCTGATTTAAATATATCCTTGAAGTCAGGGAGTTCGAAGTGTAGTTTTAAACTTATCCCAGGGAAGAAATCAGCAACTTTACTACTTATTGAATCATCAATATCATTGAGGTCCGATATTCGTTTATTACCGGTTGCAGTCATTCTTCTATTAACGGCATTTAAATGGCTTAGTATCCTTTGAGTGTGCTTCTCTTCTATTTTGCAACTCAATTCTGCCAGCAACTTACCTATTGTAGTTCCTGTTTTTGATTTTGAAGAATCATCCGCTGCATTTTCCATTGCACCTATACGTATTGGGTCTGGAAATAAAGCTTTTATCGCATTCTCAATACCCGTTGGTGATGTCCTGAATTCGTTATTTTCTGGGTTTTTAATTAATAATCTGACGTCTTTTGCACTTTGAGCACCAACAGGCTGTTGACGTTTAAATATCAATACCCCATCAATAATGTAGGGTGAAATTCTAGTTCTGTTTTCTTCTGTTAAAGCTGACAAAATATCTTCAGTAATACCCTTAACTGTACCTATAACTTCTATAGGGTTATCTGGATTAGTATAATCATCAGAGGACAAAAGTTTTTTCTTAAAAAGCCATTCAATAGCATTTAAAATCGTTGACTTACCAGCATTGTTGTAACCGATTAAAGGCGTGAATGAAGAAAAATTGATATCAATATCTTTGCAAGATCTAAAGTTTTTTATAGAAATCTTTGAAAGATGATGATTCATTTTAGACTCCTCCAGTAAGTATTTAAAAGTAATGTCTGCAATGTTATTGTATTGTTAAGATAATGCTGGCTATAATTTGAATATCCTCAATGGAACACTCAAAATCCTTACTCCCACCAGAAACAAGAATTTTGTTCTTAGGTAAACGAGTTAACTCTTTTAAAGATAACTCATTGTCAATTCCTACTAACCATTTTCCATCTCTAATTAGGTGAAATTCTTTATCACATATGACATGTTTTTCTCCATTGCTTACAAACATCAAGCTGCTAGTTTCTTGCTTCGGAAGTAGACACCGATCCATGGATAAAAAACCTGACTCGACAAGCACGCCATTGACCAAATTGAACTTATTTAAAATTACAGTGTTTTCTTCTTGTGAACTATTTGGTGTTTCGATTCCTGTAACTAGCCAGGCGAGATCCGCTTTGGTTTCTAATGCGCATTTAATCACCCAATCCGCAGGGAAAGAATCTCGCATGTATCGTGTGGCTAATGTGCTTTTTGAAATACCAAGGTGGTCGGCTAAGGCTTGGCGGGTTTTAAACCCGTAAGCATTAACAATCCTCTCTATCGCGGCTTTTCCTCCGTTAGTAAGCTCAATGTGATTCTCAATGCGGCGCTTAAAGGATGATTGATGAGCGTTGCTGTTAAACCCCTCATGTGGGACTGTTTCATCATGTTGTTCCACATAAGGGGGGAAACTTTCTTCTGCATTGTTAGAACCAAAGGCCAGCCATTCTAGGGATGCGCCAGTTTCCATTGAACATATAACAACCCAATCAGCAGGGAAGGTATCGCGTGCATATCTATTAGCCATTGTGCTTTGTGAAATACCAAGATGCTTACAGAAGGCTTGGCGTGATTTGAAACCATAGGCCTTGAGTATCCTCTCAATGACTTTTTGCCCTCCACGATTCTGCATGACCATAGCTTTCAGACTATCTTCAATATGGCGAAATGTGATTTTTTGAGTTGACATATTCTTTATGTGAACCTATTCTCCGTTTTGTGATGTTTTGTCACGATTAATACCGGCTCACCACAAGCCAATAGGAGATGTTGCATCATGACCCCTAACATTTCAATAACTCTGAATACGCCACACGTCACAATTGAGCGTTATAGCGAACTTACTGGTCTTTCTATCGACACCATCAACGATATGCTGGCTGATGGTCGTATCCCTCGCCATCGCCTTCGGAAAGACAAGAAAAGAGAAAAGGTAATGATCAACCTTGCTGCTCTTACCGTTGATGCACTTACTGATTGCAATGTTGTATTCAACTAGTTCCATTTTGGGATGCATCAGGAGTGTCGACTATGTTTGATTACCAAGTTTCCAAACATCCACATTTTGATGAAGCCTGTCGTGCATTTGCATTGCGCCACAACTTGGTGCAACTGGCAGAACGTGCAGGTATGAATGTGCAGATTCTGCGGAACAAGCTGAATCCAGCTCAACCTCATTTATTAACCGCACCAGAAATTTGGTTGCTTACTGATCTGACAGAAGACTCAACACTGGTAGATGGTTTTCTGGCACAGATTCACTGCCTGCCATGTGTTCCGATTAATGAGGTGGCAAAAGAGAAACTGCCGCATTACGTCATGAGTGCAACAGCAGAGATCGGGCGTGTAGCTGCAGGCGCGGTATCTGGCGATGTAAAAACCAGTGCAGGCCGTCGTGATGCTATCAGCAGCATTAACTCTGTAACACGACTGATGGCGTTGGCTGCTGTTTCATTGCAGGCCCGTTTACAGGCTAACCCTGCGATGGCGAGTGCAGTTGATACCGTGACTGGCCTCGGTGCTTCATTTGGTTTGCTGTGAGGTGCTTATGCTGACGAAAGAACCATCATTTGCATCGCTGCTGGTAAAATAAAGCCCGGCAATGCACTACGGTCACGGCTGGATCATGGGAGAGGATGGTAAACGCTGGCATCCATGTCATTCACAAGATGAATTGCTGTCTGAATTGACCACGAGAAAATGGAGAAAGTCCAAATGTATGCGGCAGAAAGTGAAGTGGTTTATCAGTTTCGTTACAGAGGGGAGAGTTATTCAGTACCTGAAGATGATTTGCTCTGTTGCTATCCGTCGTTGTCGGGCGATGGTAGCTACTTTTTCACGCTAAAGGATGGAACCTTTATACGTGGTGAAAAAGTACAAGAAGTGATGCGTATAAAGACATCACCTCTTGAACGTTATCGGCGAAGTATTTATCGGTAACGATCTATCAGTGTCTGTATCAGATGAGTGAATTCTTGTTGTTTAACCGAACCTAAAGGAAGTTTGTTTAATTCTTCGCGGAGGAGCTCAAAAAATGCAGATTGATTTGCTGAGTCAGTTCGAAATAAGGAGTGGATCAGACCTGAAACAAGAATTCGTTGAACTGCAACCTCATCGCGAAGACTGGAGATCTCGTTTTCAAGTTGCTCTAAACGCTCTCTTTCAACCGGGTTCAACATTGATGATTCCTTCTAGCTATCAATATGTTGGTAATGGATCATATCAAAAATTTTTTAGTAGATGTGTTGTGGGATGCATAAATGGCTATTGAAGGCGCTGCGGCGACTGTTCCATTAAGTCCCGGTGAACGCCTGAATGGACTTAATCACATAGCGGAATTAAGGGCGAAAGTTTTTGGCCTGAATATTGAGTCAGAGCTTGAGCGGTTTATTAAAGATATGCGTGATCCACGGGATATCAATAATGAACAAAATAAACGGGCACTGGCTGCCATATTCTTTATGGCAAAAATTCCAGCTGAACGTCATAGCATCAGCATTAATGAGCTGACCACTGACGAAAAGCGGGAGCTGATTAAAGCAATGAATCATTTTCGTGCAGTGGTGAGCTTATTTCCCAGACGGCTAACCATGCCGAATTAACCAACTAATGAAATTAATGGCGTAAACCCGCCGGGCATCCCTTTATCTAAATTCAGGAGAATTGATTATGCGTAATATTGAAATCCTCACGACTAAAACCGGACCGGATGACGCAGGGCTTAATATTTTACTGACAGAGGCTCGTCTGGAAGAACGTCGGGCAAGGGCTGAAGCAATGGCAGCTCGCCTTGATAGCCTGGCGTGTCATATCACATCCCGCCAGCTAAACCACGTCGAAGCGGCAGAACTGCTGCGTGTAACTGCTGAAGCAATCCAGAACGAAGCGCAGGAGATCCACTAATGGCTGATGCAATGGATCTCGTACAGCAGCGCGTTGAAGAAGAACACCAGCGCCATATTCGTGCTGCCCGTGCCAAAACACCGGGCGTGTCTCGCGTGCTTTGTATTGAATGTGAAGCGCCAATTCCGCCAGCACGACGCCGCGCCATTCCGGGAGTGCAGCTTTGCATTACCTGCCAGGAAATCGCAGAGCTGAAAGGCAAACATTACAACGGAGGTGCTGTATGACAAGGGCAGTGCGTATCCATCAATTAAAAATTGCACCTAAGTATTTCAACGCTGTGGTTGCAGGTCAAAAGACGGCTGAACTTCGTAAAGACGATCGTGGCTATAAAGTTGGTGATGTTCTTTCTCTTTGCGAATGGAAGCATGGCGTATTTACGGGTAGGGAATGGGCCGCTGTTATCTCTCATGTGCTTCCGGTTAATGACGTCATGGCAGTTTCAGAACAATGGGTGATGCTATCAATTCGCCCATTAACCCCATTAGAAGCTTTAGGATATGTTATTGCAGGAGGTGCTGTATGAGTACCATCCTGAAATGGGCGGGTAATAAAACTGCCATTATGTCCGAACTGAAAAAACATCTTCCTGCTGGCCCGCGACTGGTTGAACCTTTCGCGGGTTCCTTTGCTGTGATGATGGAGACGGATTACCCCAGCTATCTTGTTGCGGATATTAATCCTGATTTAATCAACCTCTATAAAAAGGTTGCTGCTGATTGCGAGGCGTTTATATCTCGTGCCAGAGCTTTATTTGAGGAAGCAAACAGGGAGTTGGCTTATTACAACATAAGGCAGGAGTTTAATTACTCCACTGAAATTACTGATTTCATGAAAGCGGTATATTTCCTGTATCTCAATCGTCATGGTTACCGTGGGTTATGTCGTTATAACAAGAGCGGGCATTTCAACATTCCATACGGTAATTATAAAAATCCGTATTTCCCTGAAAAAGAAATTCGCGCATTTGCAGAGAAAGCCCAGCGAGCAACGTTTATCTGCGCCAGCTTTGATGAAACGCTGGCGATGCTGCAGGTGGGGGATGTGGTGTATTGCGATCCGCCTTATGACGGTACGTTTTCCGGCTATCACACTGACGGCTTCACTGAAGATGACCAGTATCACCTGGCATCTGTTCTTGAATATCGATCATCAGAAGGTCATCCAGTCATTGTTTCTAACAGTGACACATCCCTGATCCGTTCGCTGTATCGAAATTTCACTCACCACTACATCAAGGCAAAACGCAGCATCGGCGTAGCAGCTGGTGAGAGTAAATCTGCAACAGAAATCATCGCTGTTTCTGGGGCGCGCTGCTGGGTGGGATTTGATCCTTCGCGTGGCGTGGATAGTTCTGCCGTGTACGGAGTGCGTGCATGAGCCATGCTGATATGAACAACTGCAGCGGCTTTAACGAGGCCGCCGCAGCATTCTCATGGAACAGCCCGAAAAAGGCTATTAACCCTTATCTGGACCCGGCGGAAGTTGCGCCGGTTTCTGCGCTTTCAAACCTGATCACTCTGTACGCTGCCGATAACGAGCAGGAACAACTGCGCCGCGAGGCACTGAGTGATCAGGTTTGGGAGCGTTATTTCTTTAATGAATCCCGTGATCCTGTCCAGCGCGAAATGGAGCAGGATAAGCTCATTAGCCGGGCAAAGTTGGCGCATGAGCAGCAGCGTTTTAACCCGGACATGGTCATTCTGGCAGACGTTAACGCCCAGCCTTCCCATATCAGCAGGCCGCTGATGCAACGTATTGAATACTTCAGCAGCCTTGGCAGGCCAAAGGCTTATTCCCGCTATTTGCGTGAGACGATTAAGCCATGTCTGGAACGGCTGGAGCATGTACGCGACAGTCAGCTATCCACTTCTTTTCGCTTTATGGCAAGCCATGAAGGGCTGGACGGCCTGCTGATTCTGCCTGAAATGAGTCAGGATCAGGTGAAACGCCTGTCCACCCTTGTTGCTGCGCATATGAGCATGTGCCTTGATGCAGCTTGTGGCGATTTGTATGCCACCGATGACGTTAAGCCAGAAGAAATCCGCAAGACATGGGAAAAGGTGGCAGCAGAAACCCTGCGACTGGATGTCATACCGCCTGCGTTTGAGCAACTCCGCCGGAAAAGAAACCGCCGTAAACCCGTGCCCTATGAACTCATTCCGGGTTCGCTGGCGCGTATGTTGTGCGCCGATTGGTGGTACCGGAAATTATGGAAGATGCGTTGCGAATGGCGGGAAGAGCAGTTGCGTGCTGTTTGCCTGGTCAGCAAAAAAGCATCTCCCTATGTCAGCTATGAAGCCGTGATGCATAAACGTGAGCAGCGCCGTAAGTCGCTGGAGTTTTTCCGTTCTCATGAACTGGTGAACGAAGACGGCGACACGCTGGACATGGAGGATGTGGTAAACGCCAGCAGCAGCAACCCTGCGCATCGCCGCAATGAGATGATGGCCTGTGTTAAAGGTCTGGAGCTTATCGCGGAAATGCGCGGTGACTGCGCCGTTTTCTACACCATCACCTGTCCGTCACGTTTCCATTCCACGCTAAATAACGGCAGGCTCAACCCGACCTGGACAAATACGACGGTAAGACAAAGCAGTGATTATCTGGTCGGCATGTTTGCTGCATTTCGTAAGGCGATGCACAAAGCCGGATTGCGCTGGTATGGCGTGCGGGTGGCTGAGCCGCATCATGACGGTACAGTTCACTGGCACCTGTTGTGTTTTATGCGCAAAAAAGATCGCCGCACCATTACTGCTTTGTTGCGTAAGTTTGCCATTCGTGAAGACCGCGAGGAGCTGGGTAATAACACGGGACCACGCTTTAAGTCTGAGCTGATAAACCCGCGCAAAGGTACGCCAACAAGCTACATCGCGAAATACATCAGTAAGAACATTGACGGGCGTGGTCTGGCTGGCGAGATCAGCAAGGAAACGGGTAAATCCCTGCGTGATAACGCTGAATACGTTAATGCCTGGGCGTCTCTGCATCGTGTTCAGCAATTCCGCTTCTTTGGAATTCCGGGGCGTCAGGCTTACCGTGAACTGCGATTGCTGGCTGGTCAGGCGGCAAGGCAACAGGGGGACAAAAAAGCAGGTGCGCCGGTACTGGATAACCCGCGCCTTGATGCAATCCTGGCTGCTGCTGATGCTGGTTGTTTTGCCACCTACATCATGAAGCAGGGCGGCGTACTGGTTCCCCGCAAATATCACCTCATCAGAACTGCTTATGAAATCAACGAAGAACCGACCGCATATGGCGATCACGGTATTCGTATTTATGGCATCTGGTCACCCATTGCAGAGGGCAAGATCTGCACTCATGCGGTGAAGTGGAAAATGGTTCGTAAGGCCGTTGACGTTCAGGAGGCGGCAGCCGACCAGGGCGCTTGCGCCCCTTGGACTCGTGGCAATAACTGTCCCCTTGCTGAAAATTTGTACCAACAAGGGAAAGACAAATCAGCTGATGGAGATACCAGAACGGATATCACCCGCATGGATGACAAGGAGTTGCACGATTACCTGCACAGTATGAGCAAAAAAGAGCGCCGGGAACTGGCTGCAAGGTTACGCCTGGTGAAACCGAAACGGCGTAAAGACTACAAACAGCGAATTACAGACCATCAGCGACAGCAGCTCGTCTATGAACTGGAGTCCAGAGGATTTAATGGCAGCGAGAAAGAGGTCGATTTACTCCTTCGCGGCGGCAGTATTCCGTCAGGAGCAGGTCTGCGTATCTTCTATCGGAACCAGCGTTTGCAGGAAGATGATAAGTGGCGAAACCTGTATTAATTACGCGGGTTAACAATTCGTGCTCTTAATAATACCAGGCATATCAGGCTGATGAACGTAAAAAAACGTTTTACATCAGTAAGATTATTATATACTGTAAATATAAACAGTGGTTATATATACAGTATTGCTTGTGGTGTCATAGGAGGAAAGATGCAGGACTATTTTTTGGAGTCTTTGAAGCTCCAGCGCATTGATTTTTTTCTTAAGCTTGTAGCGGCTAGTGAGTGTAGTGATGAAGAGAAGGGGCTGGCTTTGCAGTGGGTTTCTGAACTGACAGATGAACTCATGGCAAAAATCAGAAGCCACGAATACAACCGCTCAATGGATGTCATCAGCTGAGGGGACTTTTATGCGCATTGAAATAATGATCGATAAAGAGCAGAAGATTAGCCAGTCTACCCTGGACGCCCTTGAATCCGAGCTTTACCGCAATCTGCGCCCCCTGTATCCCAAAACGGTAATTCGTATCCGTAAAGGTAGCTCTAACGGTGTGGAACTGACCGGACTGCAACTGGACGAAGAAAGGAAGCAAGTGATGAAAATTATGCAGAAGGTGTGGGAAGACGACAGCTGGCTGCATTAAGAAACGTTGCTGGCGTCTGAACTTGCTTCTGGCGTCAGCAAGGTTGAACAACGAGCTGTGCGAGGCGTTAGTGTCAATTTGTTACCTTAACCACGATATATGCTAGGAAATTAACAGTTCTTAAGAAACCGCTTGCATGATCGAGCGCATTGAACTTAAGTTTAAGTAACGAAATCAACAGATGATATTGTTGTCTAAATTTTAAAGATAATCTGTTGAGGTTGTAGGCGTCGGAGTGTAGACTTCCGCGCCATGTAAAAAGGGGGAGTTATGTCAAGCATCGCCGCATTTAGCCTGGGTAACCCAGTTGAACGTCTGGCAAGGGTTCTTAAAGAGAACCAGGACAAACTCAATCTTAGTAAAGATGGTTTTGTGTCCGTAGACTTGTCTAACAAAAGAGCAATGGATGCCATCAAGGCACAGATGGATAAGCTTGAAGGCATCAAAACGAGCACTGTAAAAGAGAAAACTAATAGAACCAGATAATGGCAACATTACTTTTAGCAGTGATTTTGGTTAGTGGTTTTATTTATGTAAACCTATCACTTTCAACAAGATACCGATATAAGCGTTCCAACGGCTGGGACGCTTATTTTTTTGTGGCTGCCTGGGGTATCGTTTTTTTTCTCCTTGGCGGTTTTTTCACCTTTATTTTGAACGTCAGCGGAGGGTTTCGTTGGCTGGCTAATGCCTTGAATCTAACACCTGACAGTTTTAATGGCATGTTGTCTTCATCGAAAGACAAACTTCAAAGAATAAATGAAATCAAACAGATAGCATGGGTTATGATTTCAATTGTCCTCGCTGCGATTTCAGGTTTTGGAAATAAGTTACGCACATCACGTGGAGATCGTCGCTGGGATGCCTTAGCTAAAGCTGTGGGTAATAACGCTTTCGAATCATTACTCATGGAAGCGTCCGCAAGACAGTTTCCGATCATAGCAACTCTGTCGTCTCGCAAAATCTATGTTGGTCTTGTTACTTGTCCGGCGTTAGAAAACGGGCTTTCAGAGCACCTTGAACTTCTCCCGATGTTAAGCGGATATCGGGATAAAGATGATCTAACGATTAGTATCACGACTAACTATCACCAACATTATCTTGATAGTGGTGTGATAAGTGGAATGTCTCGGCTTAATATCGAAGATTTCCGTGTGCTCATACCAAAAGATGAGGTTGAAACAATTTCGTTTTTTGATACTGAGACATATAACAAATTTAAAGAAAATGAAGCCAGGGATAGAAAGAGCTGTCGAAAGATTGGTAGTAAAAGTGCATCTTCGCACAGCAAGCGTGCAGCAGATACTGAGTCAAATGATCGTGCATGACTATGCTGCATGAGATCGCATGATCGTTTGAGGATCGTTTTTGCTAAGGCCCGCCAGAACTGGCGGGCTTTTGCATAGATCATGCACCTGCATGAAAACTACTACATAAAGCGGGCAGGCGTGGCGGGGATACGAGCGCGCGCTGTCGGTATTTTCAAAATTTAAGTAAGATAGTAAATGCAAAATGTGTATCACTCTATCGGGTACAGAAAAACCATTCAGAAACTATAATTGAACAGTAACAAACGTGATGATGTTCACTTTTTTAAATTTTTTATATAAACTGATGGGTACTATGACAGTAATATGCCAGCTTGCGTGAGAATGAATTGTGGAAAAAGAGCTAAATCAAAATCAGATCAGTGAAGTGCAGATTAATGTCTGCCACAAAATCTATGAATTTTTTAAGTCTTTAGATGGAGCATCCGATTTCAAAATCGAAACTGAAACCAGTGGCGATGATGGCGATCTAAGTTTTTCTTTTGAGCAATCAAAGACTATTTTTAAAGTGGAAGTGCTTTCTACAGAATACTTTAAATTAATTAGAATTATAAATGCATTTGACTTTACCGCAACAAAGTCTATTGAGGAAATGAATTTATTAGGCAGGGCAAATCAATTTAATGCATATGCAGTGGGCATTAAGGCTCTGGTTCATACTAAAAAAGTAGGTTATGTTGATTTCTGCGTAGATATATTATCTTCTAAAGGTGACGTTAATTCTAGCGATCTTAATTTATCCTTGGTCTTACTAAGAAGTGCGCCAATGAATTTTCTGGCAGTAACTAAGGACTAGTGAGGACAATATGCCAACAAAGCCTAGTTTAGATGAAAATTCAACGTTAAACTTGAAGGCGCAATCTTATTTAAAAGCTGTCTCGGTAGATGCCTCAAATGATTCTACCCACAATGGATGGAATGCTGATGTAATTATTTTTTTTGTTTTCATTGTTGTTGTAATGGCTCTGACACTATCAAAATGGCTTCAGAATAAAATAGATGAATTTATTTCAAAAAAATATTTTAGATGGGTTTTTTCTGGGGTAATTCTTCCAGCGATATCGTTAGGCTTAGCAAGCTACACAACAGCATCAAATCAAAAATTTGTATACATTGCTACAATTATAGTAAGTCTTGTGATTGGTGAGCGAGCTTCTGCACTGACAGCTGAGAAATCCGAACAACAACTTGAGGCTGAGACAGGAAAATTAACTAGCAAAATAAGTGTGCTAGAAGCTGCACATACTAAGGCTTTGGAAAAGAAAGATGCTGAACTTGCAGCTAAAGGTAATGAAATTAGAGCTGTATCTGATGAGCTTACTAAAAGAGTTGATGAGTTACGTCAGAATTATTTGCGAAGATTGTACGAAATAGCTACAGATCATCAAGAGGCTGATTGTGTTGTCATTAAATTGAGAGTAAAAGAGGTGGCTCAAGATATTATGGCAACAAGTGGGCTTCTTTTAACTATGGATAGTATTGATTATCAGGTGAGAAATAACCAAGTTCCGTTGCCACAGGAAAGTTCAATTGTTTATGAATATGCTATGAAGAATGCTAAAGCTCGAAATCAGCAATGATTTTAAAGCCAAGTCAGTGTTAACTGACTTGGCTTTAATTACAGTTTATATTCAGAGAAATTTATAATGCGCTCACCCAACCAATAATTAATCTCTGCAATCCGCATTTGCAGGGCTACTAGCTCATTTCGCACAAAAACATTTGCCGCCTTCTCTACATCCCCAAACCCTCCAACATTATTAGGCATTATCCCCATCATTTGCGGCGGTACGCGGTGCGCCGCCATCATGTCGTCCCGGCTCACGTTCTTGATATTCAGAAACTCATCCTTCGCCGCGACTTCTGACAGAGGAATGATCTGAAGCCCATCCTTTTTGCCGTTAGGCGAGTACATAAACAGGTTGCGGAAGTTACCCGGTCCTTTGGCGCTTTTCATTGCGTTGCGGAGGTTGTTCACATCCTCCTGGTTTTGCGCGGCATCGGTCATGTACATGATGAAGCCTGCATGACTGCCGTTAATGTAATACTTCCGGCGGAACAGCGTGGCGGACTCGTTGAGCAGAGCGGATGGAATAGCAGAAAGATAGCCAGGCAGGCCGTAGATCTCCTGATTAATATCCGGTTCCATCAGATGAAAGATGCTGCCTTTCGTGAACTGATACGGCTGGGTTGCCATACCGTATTGCACAAACCAGTAGGTATCCAGGTCTAATCCGCGTCGAGTGTATTTTGCCAGGGCAGGTTCAAGGGCGATAACTTCACCGAAGCGGTTCGTGCGTTTCTCCAGGTAGGCATTACCAAATACCAGATAGTCCTGCACAAAACGTGAAAAAGCCTGCTGGCTGAGCAACGGGTGAGGGATATAGGTGCTGGTCAGAATGTTGCACTTTACTGCAATCGGTGAGCTGTGGTGTACGGCGGCGCGGAAGGTTCGCGCCAGGCCGTCGAAACTCACTGGTGGCTCATACCAACGGTCCATCTGTACGCATTCCACATAGTCCAGCAGTTCGCGGCGGTCCAGAACAGGAACGGGATCACCGAAGCTGAATGCTTCGGCTGAAGTCTGGTTTTTATGCTGGATCTGTTTCGTCGCCGCAGCGCGGTTCTTCTTACTCTTTCCCATCAAAAAATCTCCACAATATTGCTGGTATTGGCGGACTCGCCCTGCAGTGGTTCGTTAAACAGTGCGTGCATTGTTGCCCAGGCCAGATCGGCATGGCTGGCTTCTTCGCTGCGGCTGGCTTCATAGGTCGGGCGGTTGCCGCTGGCGGTGGTGGCGCGACGGATTGCCATGAATGACTGCGCAATGTCGGTGTGCCCGGCGTCAAACTCAAGACGGCGGTGGCTGATAATGTCGTAGGCCTTGAGTACCAGGGCGTTTTTAACGTTGGGGTTGTAGACAAACTCCCGGACGGCAGGAAAAAACGCTTTCACGTTCTCGTAAACCCCGTGACCAACGCCGGTTGAGTCGATGCCGATATAGGTCACGTTGTACTGTTCGGTCAGTTTTTTGATGGCGTCAGCTTGGGCGCGAAAGTCCATTCCGCGCCACTGGTGACGCTCAAGAATGCGGAACTTACCGCCTGGCACGGCTGGCGGTGCCACCACCACGCATCCGGCGCTGTCGCCGTTCTGCGTACCTTTTGCCGGGTCATAACCGATCCACACTTCGCGCCAGCCAAACGGGCGCAGGGCCAGTGCATGAAAGTCGGTCCAGACTTCCCAGCTGTCGGTACAAATACCGCGCATTGTTTCACTGCCCCCATCACCGCAACCATAAGGCTCCAGTAAGTTTTTTCTAACGGAGCACGGCTCATGACAGTGAAAGCAAAGCGTTTTCGCATCGGGGTGGAAGGTGCCACCACCGACGGACGCGAAATCCAGCGTGAATGGCTGGAACAGATGGCAGCCAGCTACAACCCGGCGGTGTATACCGCGCTGATTAACCTTGAGCACATCAAGTCTTATCTGCCGGACAGCACCTTTAACCGCTACGGCAAGGTGACGGCGCTGTTTGCTGAAGAAATCACGGAGGGTCCGCTGGCGGGCAAGATGGCACTGTATGCCGACGTTGAGCCAACGGAGTCCCTGGTGGAACTGGTGAAAAAAGGCCAGAAATTATTCACCTCTATGGAAGTCAGCCCGAAGTTTGCTGATACGGGCAAAGCCTACCTGGTCGGCCTGGCAGCCACTGATGACCCAGCCAGTCTGGGTACGGAAATGCTGACATTCAGCGCCAGCGCAGCCCATAACCCGCTGGCAAACCGCAAGCAGAATCCCGCCAATCTCTTTACCGCCGCAGAGGAAACGGTGATCGAACTGGAAGAAATCCAGGATGACAAACCGTCCCTGTTTGCCCGTGTCACGGCGCTGTTTACAAAAAAAGAGCAGTCCGACGATGCCCGGTTTTCTGATGTGCATAAGGCCGTGGAACTGGTCGCCACTGAGCAGCAAAACCTGAGTGTGCGCACCGAAAAATCCCTTTCTGAGCAGGAAGAACGTCTGTCTGAGCTGGAGACAGTTCTGCAGGCACAACAGGCCGCCTTTAACGAACTGGTGGACAAGCTGAGCCATGAAGACAGCCGCCAGGACTACCGCCAGCGTGCAACGGGCGGTAACGCCCCCGCTGACACTCTGACCAATTGCTGATGGAGCACAAAACCTGATGAAGAAGAATACCCGCTTTGCTTTTAACGCTTACCTGCAGCAGCTGGCGCGTCTGAACGGTGTGGCAGTTGAAGAACTGTCCAGCAAGTTCACCGTGGAGCCGTCTGTACAGCAGACGCTGGAAGACCAGATCCAGCAGTCCGCCGCTTTCCTGACGCTGATTAACGTCACGCCAGTGACTGAGCAGTCCGGTCAGCTGCTGGGGCTGGGTGTTGGCAGCACCATTGCCGGAACCACTGACACCACCGCGAAAGAGCGTGAACCTGTCGATCCGACGCTGATGGTCGATGTGGAATACAAATGCGAACAGACCAACTTTGACACAGTGCTGACCTACGCGAAGCTGGACCTGTGGGCGAAGTTTCAGGATTTCCAGGTGCGTATCCGTAACGCCATTGTGAAACGTCAGGCACTGGACCGCATCATGATCGGCTTTAACGGCGTGAAGCGTGCGAAAACCTCCAACCGCAGCGAAAACCCGCTGCTGCAGGATGTGAACAAAGGCTGGTTGCAGAAAATCCGTGAGGATGCACCGGATCACGTCATGGGCACCACCACCACGGGCGGTGAAACCACACCGGGTGCGGTGAAAGTCGGGAAAGGTGGCGAATATGCCAACCTGGACGCCGTAGTGATGGATGCCGTCAATGAGCTTATCGACGTGGTCTACCAGGACGATGATGATCTGGTGGTGATTTGCGGTCGTGAACTGCTGTCTGACAAGTACTTCCCGCTGGTCAATAAAGAGCAGGAAAACAGTGAAAAACTGGCTGCCGATATGATCATCAGTCAGAAACGCATGGGTGGCCTGCAGGCCGTGCGTGCGCCGTTCTTCCCGCCGAATGCGCTGCTGATCACCCGTCTGGATAACCTGTCCATCTACTGGCAGGAAGATACCCGCCGCCGTTCAGTTATCGACAACCCGAAACGTGACCGGATTGAAAATTTTGAATCCGTTAACGAAGCCTATGTGGTTGAGGACTATCGCTGCGCTGCACTGGTGGAAAACATCCAGATTGGTGACTTCAGCGCCGCCGCAGCAGAAACCGGAGCGTAATTCATGAGCCTGAGTCCCGCACGGCAGCATCGCCTGCGCGTTCAGGCTGAACAGGCCGCTCGCGAGGGTGGCAGTGTTCGCCACGCGTCGGGCTATGACCTGATGCTGCTGCAACTGGCGGAAGACCGCCGCCGTCTCAAGGGCGTTCAGTCCACGGTCAAAAAAGCGGAAATCAAGGTGGAGCTGCTGCCGAAATATGCCGCCTGGGCGGAGGGCGTTCTGGCTGCCGGAGGCGCTCAACAGGATGACGTGCTGATGTACGTGATGCTGTGGCGCATTGATGCCGGAGATTATGCCGGGGCGCTGGAGATCGGGCGTCATGCCCTGCGTCATGGCTGGGTGATACCGCTGGGTAACCGCAACGTGCAGACCGTGCTGGCAGAGGAAATGGCAGACGCGGCGCAGAGCGCAATGCTTGCCGCCACCGGCTTTGATGCCGATCTGTTGCTGCAGACGCTGGAGCTGACAGACGGTCTGGATATGCCGGACCAGTCACGGGCGCGTCTGCATAAAGCGATTGGCGCTGTCCTGAGTGAAAGCAATCCGGCGTCTGCCCTTAATCATCTCAACCATGCGTTACAGCTCGATCCCCGCTGTGGCGTGAAAAAAGACAAACAGCAGCTGGAGCGCAGACTGCGCAATGACAGCCGCTGACAGAACGTGCCCCCGCGCACGGGCGGCACGGGGTGGCGAAAGGCATAGCCACATCAAAATCCCGTTCACCGCCCTCTATTTCAGGAGAAAGCAGCATGAAGTTTGTTGCGCCAGAACAGGCACCGGAACAGGCGGAAATCATCAGAAATACGCCGTTCTGGCCTGATGTGGACCTGTCGGAGTTTCGCAGCGTGATGCGCACTGACGGCACGGTGACGCAGCCGCGTTTAAAGCAGGTTGCCCTGTCTGGACCGACGGCATTGGTAATACGTCGGGCGTCATTCCCGGCAAAACCATTACGGAGCGACAGGCAGCAGAAGGGCTGATCTCCAACGTGCTGCGTGTGGAGCGGGCGCTGGAAAGGTGTGTGAAGCAACAGCCGCCGCAGAAGGTGTATGACGCTGCGGTGTCGTTTGCCTTCAACGTGGGTACGGGCAATGCCTGCAGTTCCACGCTGGTGAAATTGCTCAATCAGCGGCGCTGGGCGGATGCGTGCCGACAGTTGCCGCGCTGGGTGTATGTAAAAGGTGTGTTTAATCAGGGGCTGGATAACCGCCGTGCACGGGAGATGGCCTGGTGCTTACAGGGAGCAAACTGAAATGAAAAAGAAAGTAATCAGCGGACTGTTTCTGATGTTATGGATGGCGCTGTTAATCGCAGCAATGGTGTATCCGCAGGGGATTTTTCCGGTACTGGCAGCGTCCGGTGTCTGGGTAGCCTGTCTGCTGACATGGGGGGCAATTCCGGTAGCACTGGTTGCGTTAATTAAGAACGGCCCGCTCTGGCAGGAGTTGAGGGCATCTTTGCTGAAGAGCATTACCCGAAAAGAAAACGTATTTATCAGCTGGATGATGCGATTGCTGATTGTCGTAAGTCTCGCCTGGACGGGGTGGGCTATTACCCTGGTCTTTTATCTGCTGACCGTTATCGCCACCATTTTTCACTGGCCGCCATCCGTTACTGACGTTATGCCGCTGACCGAAGTGCTGGAATGGCGGTATAAAGCGATTCAGAGAAGCGGGGACAACGATGAGTGATAACAACCTGCGGCTGCAGGTCATTCTTAATGCGGTTGACAAACTCACCCGCCCATTCCGTGCTGCACAGGCCAGTTCGAAAGAGCTGGCTGGCGCAATCAGAAACTCCCGTGACGCATTAAAGCAACTCAATCAGGCGGGTAACAGCCTGGAAAAATTTCGCAAGCTGCAGGCCGATAACAAGAAGTTAGGCGACAGGCTGAACTATGCCAGACAGAAGGCTAATTTACTTAGCTCTGAGCTGGAGTCGATGGAACAACCATCACAACGGCACCTTGTGGCTTTAGGTCGGCAAACGCTGGCAGTCCAACGCCTGGAAGAACAACAAAAATATTTGCAGAAGCAAACGGCGCTTGTGCGTGCAGAACTGTACCGGGCGGGAATTTCTGCGAAAGATGATGCGGGAGCAACTGCCCGTTTAGCCCGTGAAACATCACGTTATAACCAGGAATTGTCGCAACAGGAGGCGAGGCTGAAGCGACTGGGGGAAGCTCAGCGCAGGATGAATGCAGCGCGTGCCAGTTATGCCCGTTCGCTGGAGGTGCGTGATCGTATTGCAGGTGTTGGAGCCACCACCACGGCTGCAGGGCTGGCAATGGGCGCACCAGTGATGGCGGCAGTAAAAAGCTATACCAGCATGGAAGATGCTATGAAAGGTGTGGCAAAGCAGGTCAATGGTCTGCGTGACGATAATGGCAACCGCACTGCACGTTTTTATGAAATGCAGGATGCCATCAAGGCTGCCAGCGAACAGTTGCCGATGGAAAACGGTGCGGTGGACTTCGCTGCACTGGTTGAAGGTGGTGCGCGCATGAACGTCGCAAACCCTGACGACAGCTGGGAAGACCAGAAACGTGATCTGCTGGCCTTCGCCAGCACGGCAGCAAAGGCGGCAACAGCCTTTGAGCTGCCAGCGGATGAACTGTCAGAAAGTCTGGGTAAAATCGCCCAGCTCTACAAAATCCCTACCCGCAATATTGAACAGCTCGGTGATGCGCTGAACTATCTGGATGATAACGCCATGTCGAAAGGGGCAGACATCATTGATGTCATGCAACGCCTGGGCGGTGTGGCTGATCGTCTGGATTATCGTAAAGCGGCGGCGCTGGGTTCCACCTTCCTGACACTGGGTGCTGCGCCGGAGGTTGCAGCCAGTGCAGCAAACGCGATGGTGCGTGAATTGTCCATTGCCACCATGCAAAGCAAGAGTTTCTTTGAAGGAATGAATCTGCTGAAACTCAATCCTGAAGTGATTGAAAAGCAGATGACGAAGGATGCGATGGGAACCATCCAGCGCGTGCTGGAGAAGGTGAACGCACTGCCACAGGACAAGCGTCTGTCTGCCATGACCATGTTGTTTGGTAAAGAGTTTGGTGATGACGCGGCGAAACTGGCAAACAACCTTCCGGAACTGCAGCGCCAGCTAAAACTGACAGCGGGCAATGATGCGCTCGGTTCCATGCAGAAAGAATCCGACATCAACAAAGACTCACTTTCTGCTCAGTGGTTGCTGGTCAAAACCGGAGCGCAGAACACCTTCAGCAGCCTGGGCGAAACGCTGCGCCAGCCGCTGATGGATATTCTGTACACGGTGAAAAGCATCACGGGGGCGTTGCGCCGCTGGGTGGAAGCTAACCCGGAACTGACAGGCACACTGGTGAAAGTAGCGGCTGTTGTGGCTGCGGTTACCGTTGGCCTCGGCACCTTAGCGGTGGCGCTGGCTGCAGTGCTGGGGCCGCTGGCAGTGATTCGTCTGGGATTCTCTGTGCTGGGTATCAAAACGTTACCTTCCGTTACGGCAGCAGTAACCCGAACCAGCAGCGCGTTGTCCTGGCTGGCTGGCGCACCACTGGCACTGCTGCGACGCGGGCTTGCTTCATCGGGCAACGCCGCAGGTTTACTTACTGCGCCGTTGTCGTCTTTGCGCCGCACGGCATTACTGACGGGAAATGTCCTGAAAACTGTAGCAGGTGCGCCGGTTGCACTTTTGCGGTCTGGATTATCCGGTTTACGTGCTGTTGCTGTGATGTTTATGAATCCTCTGGCGGTACTGCGCGGTGGACTGGCCGCCGCAGGCACGGTGCTGCGAGTACTGGCATCTGGTCCACTGGCGATGCTGCGCGTTGCCCTGTATGCCGTATCTGGTCTGTTAGGTGCTCTGCTCAGTCCGATAGGTCTTGTGGTTACTGCACTGGCGGGCGTGGCGCTGGTTGTCTGGAAATACTGGCAACCCATCACCGCATTTCTTGGTGGCGTGGTGGAAGGATTCAAAGCGGCGGCAGGTCCCGTCAGTGAAGCATTCGAACCGCTTAAGCCCGTGTTCCAGTGGATTGGCGACAAAGTACAGGCGCTGTGGGGCTGGTTTACTGATCTGCTGACGCCCGTTAAGTCGACCTCTGCCGAACTGCAGAGTGCAGCGGCAATGGGGCGACGATTCGGGGAGGCACTGGCGGAAGGGCTAAATATGGTCATGCATCCGCTGGACTCCCTGAAATCCGGCGTTTCCTGGTTGCTGGAGAAGCTCGGCATTGTCAGTAAAGAGGCCGCAAAGGCAAAACTGCCGGAAAGCGTGACGCGTCAGCAACCTGCGACGGTGAATGCAGACGGTAAAGTGATGATGCCATCGGGTGGTTTTCCATCATGGGGATATGGCTTTGCGGGGATGTATGACAGCGGCGGGTATATCCCGCGCGGGCAGTTTGGCATCGTCGGTGAAAACGGGCCGGAAATTGTTAACGGCCCGGCAAATGTGACCAGCCGGAGAAATACAGCTGCACTGGCTGCCGTTGTTACCGGAATGATGGGCGTTGCTGCCGCGCCTGCAGAGCTTCCACCGTTGCACCCTTTGGCACTTCCCGCGAAAGGTGGAGAAGCAATTGTGAGTCGCGCAGCCACTGTGCCGCCCGTTTACAGGATTGAGGCACCGACGCAGATCATCATCCAGACGCAGCCAGGACAAAGTGCGCAGGATATTGCGCGGGAGGTGGCCCGCCAGCTTGATGAACGTGAACGCAGGCTGAAGGCAAAGGCCAGGAGTAACTACAGCGATCAGGGGGGATACGACGCATGATGATGGTGCTGGGATTGTACGTGTTTATGCTGCGCACCGTGCCGTATCAGGAACTGCAGTATCAGCGCAGCTGGCGACATGCGGCTAACAGCCGGGTAAATCGTCGTCCGTCCACGCAGTTTCTGGGACCGGACAACGACATGCTGACGCTTTCCGGTGTTCTTATGCCGGAGATAACAGGCGGCAGGCTGTCGTTGCTGGCACTGGAGCAGATGGCAGAACAGGGGAAAGCATGGCCTCTGATTGAAGGCAGCGGCACGATTTACGGCATGTATGTGATTGAGGGACTGAATCAGACTAAAACGGAGTTTTTCCGCGACGGTATGCCGCGCCGGATTGAGTTCACCCTGTCGCTCAAACGGGTGGATGAATCCCTGTCCGATATGTTCGGTGATCTCAGTGCGCAGCTGAATAATCTGCAGGGAGCGGCAACATCAGCCTTAAGCGATATCAGTAAAACGGTGGGAGGGCTTCTGTCGTGAATTTCAGCTCTGAACTGCTTAACAAAGGCAACAAAACTCCGGCATTCAGCATCAGTATTGAAGGCAGGGATATCACCACTGTGCCGGACAACCGCCTGATGGGGCTGACGCTGACGGATAACCGGGGATTTGAAGCGGACCAGCTTGATCTGGAGCTGGACGACGCCGATGGAAAAATCGTGCTGCCGCGCCGTGGTGCGGTCATTACGCTGGCGCTGGGCTGGAAGGGGCAGCCGCTTTTCCCGAAAGGGGCATTCACGGTGGACGAGATTGAACACACTGGCGCACCGGACCGCCTGACTATCCGGGCGCGAAGTGCTGATTTTCGGGAAACCCTGAATACCCGCCGTGAAAAATCTTGGCACAAGACCACCGTCGGGGAAGTGGTAAAGGAAATAGCCGCGCGTCACAAGCTGAAGATGGCGCTGGGTAAAGACCTGTCGGATAAGCCCGTGGAACATATAGACCAGACTAATGAGAGTGACGGCAGTTTTCTGATGCGGCTGGCGCGACAGTACGGTGCCATCGCGTCGGTGAAAAATGGCAATCTGCTATTCATCCGGCAGGGGCAGGGCAAAAGCGCCACTGGTAAACCACTGCCAGTGATCACTATCACACGCAAGGACGGCGACAGTCACCGCTTTACCCTGGCAGATCGCGGAGCCTACACGGGCGTAATTGCCAGCTGGTTGCATACCCGCGAACCTGCGAAGAAAGAAAGCACCACGGTGAAGCGTAAGCGCAGAACTAAGAAGCAGAAGAAAGAGCCAGAAGCGAAGCAGGGCGATTACCTGGTGGGTACGGATGAAAACGTGCTGGTACTTAATCGCACTTATGCCAACCGGAGCAACGCCGAACGAGCGGCGAAAATGCAGTGGGAACGCCTGCAACGCGGCGTTGCGTCATTCTCGCTACAACTGGCAGAAGGGCGGGCAGATCTCTACACGGAAATGCCAGTGAAAGTCAGTGGCTTTAAACAGCCGATAGATGATGCGGAATGGACCATTACGACTCTGACGCATACCGTCAGCCCGGATAACGGTTTTACGACCAGTCTGGAGCTTGAAGTGAGGATTGATGATTTCGAAATGGAATGATTCTTCGCAATGGAGAACTTTTAAGTTTGCAAAATGGAATAATGCGGTATCATTATTGTGAATTTAGCAAAAATGGGGAGAACTCGAAAAATGATGATTTGCCCACTGTGTGGAAGTGCCGCCCATACTCGCAGCAGTTTTCAGGTATCTTCATTGACCAAAGAGCGTTACAACCAGTGCCAGAACATTAACTGCAGCCATACTTTTGTTACCCATGAAACTTTTGTTCGTTCGATTGCAACGCCAAAAGAGTCAAATCCGGTTCAGCCGCATCCAATGAAATCAGGACAGGTGGCGCTCTCTCTTTGACGCTGCCGCCATTTTGTCGCCATCGTTAAAAAACAGTGTTTCTAACATCATGATTTTAAACAGCTTAAATTTCAGGCAACAAAAAACCCATCAACCTTGAACCGAAATGGCGGGGTTGATGGGCTCCACAAAATGGGGACATCAAAGAAAAGCAGTGGCACTAATTAAGACTGATGCCCTGCGGAAAAGTTCTGCGGTTGTGCAAAAAAATTTCATTTTCAGGGCAACTTCAGTTTTATCCTAATCCTGGCCATACCATGACGATGATTGTCCCTGCCAGCGTCAGCAGGACGTTGGCGATTGCATAGGTGCCCGCATAGCCCAGCGCCGGGATGTTACTGCGAGCTGTATCACTGATGATCTCCATTGCCGGCGCGCAGGTACGTGCGCCCATCATTGCGCCGAACAACAGTGCGCGGTTCATTCGCAATACATAAGCACCGAACAAGAAACAGATAACCACGGGCACCAGACTGACAATCAATCCGGCAATCAACATCTGACCGCCAATCGCGCCCAGGCCGTTATTAATACCGCTACCGGCGCTCAGACCAACGCCTGCTATAAACACCATCAAGCCGAACTCTTTCACCATGCTTAATGCACCTTGCGGAATGTAACCGAAGGTCGGGTGGTTAGCACGCATAAAGCCCAGCATAATTCCGGCGAATAACAACCCGGCAGCGTTCCCCATGCCGAAACTGAATGTGCTGAACTGGAAGGTGATCATCCCGATCATCAGCCCAATAACAAAGAAGGCGCAAAATGCCAGCAGGTCAGTGACCTGGCTGTGAATCGAGATAAAGCCGATGCGATCGGCGATGGTTTTTACGCGACGGGCATCACCGCTGACTTGTAAAACGTCACCTTTGTTAAGCACGACGTTGTCATCTATCGGCATCTCAATCTGGCTACGAATGACGCGGTTAAGGAAGCAACCGTGATCGGTCAACTTCAGTTGTGCGAGACGTTTACCTACAGCGTTATGGTTTTTAACGACCACTTCTTCAGTGACGATACGCATGTCGAGAAGGTCACGATCGAAAACTTCTTTACCGTTACGGAAGCTGGGATCGAGTCGGGCATGGGCGTCGGGATAGCCTACCAACGCTATTTCATCGCCCATTTGTAGCACGGCATCACCGTCTGGATTTGCCAGAATCCCGTTACGTCGAATACGTTCAATGTAGCAGCCGGTTTGTCGATAAATACCCAGTTCACGCAGATTTTTGCCGTCGGTCCAGGCCACCAGCTCCGGGCCGACGCGATAGGCGCGGATCACCGGTAAATAAACCTTACGGTTGGCATCAGTGTCCAGGCCACGTTCGCGGGCGATTTGCTGGGCGCTGGTCTGTAAGTCCTGATGCTGCAATTTCGGCAAGTAACGCGCACCAACAATCAAACTCACCAGACCGATTAAATAGGTTAAGGCATACCCGAGGCTCAGATTATCCAGTGCCAGTGAGAGCTGCCTGCTTTCCATGCCGGAATGACGCAGTGTATCGCCAGCACCGACCAGAACCGGTGTCGACGTCATAGAGCCTGCTAACATACCGGCCGTCAGGCCAATATCCCAGCCAAACAGCTTACCTAACCCTAAGGCGATCACCAGCGCACTGCCAACCATCACCAGTGCTAACATTAGGTAATTTTTCCCATCGCGAAAAAAAATGGAAAAAAAGTTCGGTCCGGCTTCGACCCCGACGCAGAAAATAAACAGCATAAAGCCAAGATTAAGCGCATCGGTGTTAATGCTGAAATGTTGTTGGCCTAATAACAGCGATACGACTAAAACGCCAATGGAATTACCCAGTTGGATCGAACCAAGTCGTAACTTTCCGAGACATAGCCCAAGCGCGAGGACCACAAATAATAACAGAATGTAATTCCCATTTAACAATTCGGCGACGTTTATATTCACGGAGGCTAACTTCTTGTTTACTAGTAAGCTGTTGAAAGAAATGGTAATTTACGATAATGTTTTTTACCAGAATTCAGGGCGCAGATTCATTCAGCGCACCTAAACGATAGTAAAGTAACAATATATTTTACTAGTGTAATCACATTAGGTATCAACGGCTATATGAATTGCGTTGGCCTATATTAGCATGGAATGCGAAGCGGCTTTATCTTACTGAACGCCACACTGGCGAAAAATGTGTTCGATAGACGCAGTGTCAGGAGGAACGAGTGAAACATAAACAACGTTGGGCGGGGGCAATCTGCTGTTTTGTCCTCTTCATTGTGGTGTGCCTTTTTCTGGCGACGCACATGAAAGGCGCTTTTCGGGCTGCCGGGCATCCTGAAATCGGCTTGCTATTTTTCATTCTTCCTGGAGCAGTGGCCAGCTTCTTTTCACAGCGTAGAGAAGTCCTGAAACCTCTGTTTGGCGCAATGCTGGCGGCACCCTGTTCGATGCTCATTATGCGGCTGTTTTTTTCACCGACGCGCTCATTCTGGCAAGAGCTGGCATGGTTACTAAGCGCGGTGTTCTGGTGTGCGCTGGGGGCACTGTGTTTCTTATTTATCAGTAGTTTGTTTAAACCACAGCACAGAAAAAATCAGTAAAGCCCTCAACGCGAGGGCTTGTCAGACGATCAGGCGTCCAGATTTTCTTTCACCCATGCAGCAAAATCGGTATAGCCGCCGATATGTTGCTGATCGACAAAAATCTGCGGCACGGTTTCTACGGGTTTACCTGCCTTTTGTTGTAGATCTTCTTTAGTGATCCCTTCCGCACGAATATCTACATACTGATACTGAAAATCATCGCGTTCATTGCTCAATTTCTCAGCCAGATCTTTTGCACGCACACAGTAAGGGCAACCCGAACGACCAAAAATAACGGTTTGCAT